CAGCCAATAAAGATACCGTCGCTTATCAATCGTCAACCACAGACATTCGAAGGCACAGAGTTTGGACAAGACTATACTCAGGTTTGTGATTTTGGATTTATTCGAGAAATTCTAAAAGACGTTGAAACGTATATTGAAGTCGGTGACGTAATAGAATATAATGGGGAATACTGGGAAATAGATGCCATTCAAGAAAATCAATACTTCGGTGGTAAGAATCCTGATTATTCTTTTGCAACGGAAAGATGGGGTCACAATGTTTCTATCATAGCCAATACACACTTGACAAGACGTTCTCGTATCAATATTGAAGAAGTTCGTTCCGCTCCAAGAGTTTCTGAAAACAATAATTTACCGGATAACATATAATGCCAAAAAATTCATCGCCATATCGTAAACCACCTGTACGAAGAACCATAGATTCTTTTATAGATGACAAAAATATTGAAGAACGTCCACGGATTGATTTGGGTAAATCAAGACATACTCAAACTCGTAGAGACAAGGATAGAACGAAATCAATAGGGATTACTCTATATGATATAGATTTTGCAGTAAAATCGTTTATAGATAATTCAATGCTACTCAGAGTGGATGATAACGGTGAATCAATTGTAGTTCCAACCCTTTATGCAAATTCTGAAAAATGGGCATCAATACAAAGAAACGGTTATCTAAAAGATAAAAAAGGAAAAACATTGGTTCCACTCATCACATTTAGACGTTCAAGTGTGAATATGAAAAGTGAGTTGAGACGGAATAAAGTTGCTACAACAAATCAACTTGGTTACGTTCTAAAACAAAAATATAATAAGAACTCACCATATGACAAATTTTCTACACTATATGGTGTAAACGATAGAAGTGTTCAGGAATATATTATAACACCAATACCCGATTACGTCGATGTTTCGTATGATTTTATTGCTTGGTGTGAATACCAAAATCAATTGAATTATATTGTAGAACAATTTGTATATTTCACTGGTCAATCTTTTGGTGAAAGAAATTCTCTGAAGTTTTCTACAAATGTGGACTCTTTCACGATGGAGGACAATAATACAACTGGTCAAGACAGGGTGGTGAGATGTTCATTCCAAATAACTGTTCATGGTTATTTACTTCCAAAAAATGCCGGAACTGATATTACAACAAAAAGATTTATTGGACCAAATAGAGTTACATTCGGTACCGAATCTTATCCTAATTTATCAACCGCAATAAGACAAAATGATTCAAGATTTGATAGTGGAATGAACTCGGATGAATACGAGAAATACTTGGACTTACAACGAAGGCTAAATGATCTCACAGAAATATCATTGAGAAATAGTCCAGATGTGTATCCTACGGAAAATGATTGATATTTATTACTATAGTTACGTTTTACAATAATAGAAGAGGTTTTTATGTCAGACAATATATCAAAAGAATTTCAAGCCGAAGATATTCAAGCTGTGAAAGATTTACAATCAAGATACGCAACTAACACGGCACAGATTGGTCAAGTAGAAGTGGAACTACACTTATTGAAAAGAAGATTATCTCAAATTGAAGAAATGCGAGTAAACCTTTTTTCAACCTATGATGAACTTCAAAAACAAGAAAAAGAGTTGGTTGCTTCCTTGAATGAAAAGTATGGTGATGGTGTTCTTGACTTAGATTCTGGTAAATTTATACCATCTGCTAAATAAGTTTGAGTTTTTTGACTCATATTTATAGTAGAGATAATTACACAATTTTTTGGAGATAAATAGTGGCTAATGAAAGAATTGTAAGTCCTGGCGTGTTTACGGTAGAAAAGGATCTTTCGTTCTTACCACAGGGAATTGCACAGATTGGTGCAGCACTTATCGGACCAACAATGAAAGGTCCGGCATTTGTTCCTACGGTAGTTCAAGGATATAATGACTTCGTAACACATTTTGGTGGAACATATGAGCAATCGTATCTTCCATATACTGCTAAAAGCTATCTGAATAATGCTGGTAGTGCAACGATAGTTCGTGTACTCGGTTCAGGTGGTTATTCCTTGTTGTACCCACTTGCCGTGGTTGCAACTGGTTCGTATGGAAAGAGATTGATTTCTCTTCTACACCCTACTTTTGTTGTAACGACTGAAGCTACAGCATTGTTTGAGAAATCTACTCTTGCTTCAAATGCAAGTGGTTCATTTGTCATTAGAGTTTCTGGTTCATTTGGAACAGATAACTCGGCTTTTACAGGAAATGCTGTTAGTGAAAACGGAACACCGTTTAGTTCATCAATTGACCCTGAATCAACTGCATTTATTGGAAACCTTTACGGATACAATCCATATGGAACACACGCAGTTTATAACTATGTGAATTTCAAATGGGCTGCTTCAGCATCATTGGCCGCGGACCCAACTACAAGAATTATATTGGAAAGTGGTTCTGCTGCTTCACCATGGCAATTCACTAATGATTACCTCGAAGCTTCTACTCCGTGGATAACTTCTCAAAAAATTGGTGGTGCTGTAACGGACCTCTTCAAGTTCCATACACTTTCACACGGTATTCATTCTAATTATGAAGTGAAGGTTGGTATTGCAAATGTTCGTCCAGCTGGTACAATCGCTGGTTCTGAATATGGTGACTTTGATGTTGTAGTTCGTTTTGTGGATCAATCAAAGCTCCCACAAACTCCATTTACATCAGAAGATGATGATCTCCGTCCAAATGTGGTAGAACAATTCAAGTGTAACCTTGACCCTAATTCACCACGTTATATCGCTAGAGTAATTGGTGATAGATACATCACAATTACAGATGAAGGAAAGGTTGTTGTAAATGGTGATTATTCTAACAAGTCAAAGTATATCCGTGTAGAGGCAACTGAAGCTGTTTCTAACGTTGCTATTTCTCCGTCACTTGTTCCTTTTGGATTCCGTGCACCTTACTCACCAATCCCACTTAGTTCGGATGGTAGTGTTGGATTCTCACAACCAAGTGCAGCAACATATGTATCGGCCCAAACAGTAGGTGGTTCATATAACCGTAGAGTATATTTTGGATTTAGCTACGATTTCGATACAACAGACAACTTCAACTTCTTACGTCCGTTGCCTGTTGCTTCATATTTGACAACTGGTTCAAATGCAGACTTCTATCTTGGTGATTATAATCAAGCTGCTGGGGCAAACTTCCCATCATCTGCAACTGGATATAGTTCGTCAATCGACCTTACTGTAAACACTGCTCTTGATACACGTAAGTTCATGATTCCATTCCAAGGCGGATTTGATGGTCACAAGCCACACCTCCAAAAGAAGACCGGAACATACATTCTAAACACAAATACACAGGGATTCGATATATCAACAACTTCTGCTGATGGATATGTTTCATATAAGAAGGCAATTGATGCGGTATCTAACCCTGATGAATTTGACATCAACATGATTGTAACACCAGGTGTTGTTCACTCGTTGCACTCACCAATCACAACATACGCTAAGGATGTTTGTGAAGACCGTGGTGATGCTTTCTATGTGATGGACTTGATTGGCTACAACGATAACATCAATACTGCTGTTTCAACAACAGAAGGATTTGATTCTAACTATGTTGGAACATACTATCCGTGGGTTAAGATTCTTGACTTCGATAGAAACAAGCCAATTTGGGTTCCACCTTCAGTTGTTCTTCCTGGTGTTATTGCATTCAACGACCGTGTTGCTGCTGAATGGTTCGCACCAGCTGGTCTGAATCGTGGTGGTCTCACAGAAGTTATCGAAGTGAAGACACGTCTTACACACGCTGAGCGTGATACCCTTTATGAAGCACGTATCAACCCAATCGCAGTATTCCCATCAACAGGAGTATGTGTATGGGGTCAGAAGACACTTCAAGGTCGTCCATCTGCTCTTGACCGTATCAACGTTCGTCGTCTCTTGATTGCAGCTAAGAAGTTCATCGCATCTGCTACACGTTACCTTGTGTTCGAACAAAACACAACACAAACACGTACACGATTCCTGAACATTGTTACTCCATATCTTGAGTCAATCCAACAACGTCAAGGTCTTTATGCCTTCCGCGTTATCATGGATGAGTCGAACAACACACCTGACATCATCGACCGTAACATTCTTTATGGTCAATTATACCTACAACCTGCTAGAACTGCTGAATTCATTATTCTTGACTTCAACATTCAATCAACAGGTGCAGCATTCCCAGGTGCCTAATGAAATAATCGGGGGAGTTGAAAAACACTCCCCCAATTTTTATAAAAGGAAATAGATATGAAATTGTCATCAAGAAAAAAACTACTGAAAGAGGCTGAAGAAGAGTTGGAAACTATCAAACAGGAAAATAGACTCAATGAGTCTGAAACTAATTTTCTTGTAGATAGACTACAACGAGATACTTCAAACTTTAAAAAGCTTGAAAAAAGGTATCAAGATATGATAAATCTCTCCGGTAAAAAAACTGTAAGTGTTCCAATCACTACAAAAGTTCCGGTTAGTTTTTATTACGATATAGAACACGACGAAGTTAGATATGACATATCAGACGACGGTGGAGACGATACATTACTTGAAAAAGAAATAATGAAAAGTCCACAATTCAAAAATGAAATGAAAAAGTATTCTGATATGGCAAAGCTTTTTATGAAGGATTGCCGGATGTGGATAAAAGAAACCGCGAAGAAGTCTGGTATTTCTATCAACAAAGATGACGTTGAAGATATTATGTGGAATCTATTCTAATGTTTTTTTCCGGCATCTATATTTATATGAAAGAGATTTTTAAACTTGGAGAAATAAATGGCTGAATTACTTGATCCTACCGAAATATTTTTTACCCCGTATGAACCGAAACTTGCCAACCGGTTTATCATGTATATTGAAGGCGTCCCAGCATACCTCATCAAAGGTGCAGGTAGACCAAACATCAACTTCAACCCAATCACACTTGACCACATCAATGTCAAGCGTAAGGTAAAAGGTAAGGGTGAATGGCAGGACGTGACTATCAAGCTATATGACCCGATTGTACCATCAGCTGCACAGGCAGTCATGGAGTGGGTTCGTCTATCACACGAGTCTGTAACAGGTCGTGACGGATATTCTGACTTCTATAAGAAGGACATCACATTCAACGTTCTTGGCCCAGTTGGTGACAAGGTTGAAGAATGGACTTTGAAGGGTGCTTTCATTACAGCAACAACATTTGGTGATATGGATTGGTCAACGGATAACTTCGTTGAAATCTCTCTCACACTTGCTTATGATTACGCAATCCTCCAGTTCTAATCGTTGAACATAAAATTTCATGGGTATCTTGGATTTTTTCTGAGATACCCATATTTATTTATACGAACAATATTGTTTCATTTAGTTATAGGATTTAGTTATGGCACAAGTATCAACCGGATATAATCTTCCAAAAACTGGAGCGGAGATGTCCGACG